CTAGACTTTAAACCACCAACAGTTAAACCAAAAGACTGGGATATGATTATAAACCCACTAATGAAGAATCACGAACCAATAGATCCACCAGAGGGTGTGACTACGCAGGATCAATTACAGAATCATTTAGAAGAGTATTGTCTAAACAGACAAGTATCAACAGACAAAAACGATCTTAAAAAAGGTGGTGTATGGACTAACGAAGGCTATCATCACTTTGTGTTTGATAGATTCTACAATCAATTTTTAATTAGAAAACGTTGGGACGTACCATACTCACGTACGGCACAGATGTTAAAAGAAACATGTAATTGTGATGACAAACGTATTGGTAAAGAAAGAATCTCTGTGTTTGTTGTAAAACAATTTGACAAAAAAGAAGATGACTACAATCAAAAAGAATTAAAACCAAAGGATATATTTTGAGAACGATTGTATTAGGACCACCAGGTACAGGTAAGACTACAACTTTATTAAATAAAGTTGATGACTATCTAAAACAAACTGATCCTGACAAGATAGGTTATTTTGCATTTACACAGAAAGCTGCACACGAAGCAAGAGACCGAGCAATTAAAAAATTTAATTTAACAGAAGATGATCTGCCATACTTTAGAACACTACACTCATTAGCATTTAAAAAATTAGGATTAAAAAAAGATCAAGTGATGCAGCCTAGACATTACAAAGACTTAGGTAAAAAGTTAGGTTTTCCTGTAACGTATGCAGACTATCAAGAAGACCAAGGTGGTATCTTTACATCAGACAGTGAGTATCTACGAATTATACAATTAGCACAGCTACGTAACATTACACCAGAACAACAGTTTGATTTACAGGAACACACGCAGGATCTTGAAAGAGATCAGCTTAGAATTATACACAACGAGTTAGCAAGATATAAAAAAGAATATGCTTTAATAGATTTTAATGACATGATTTTAGATTTTACTAAATCAGATAAGTCACCAAAGTTTGATGTAGTGTTTATTGATGAAGCACAAGACCTATCGTTAATGCAATGGGACATGACACGATCTATTTGGAATAAAACAAAAGATTCTTTTATTGCAGGTGATGATGACCAAGCAATATTTAGATGGGCCGGAGCAGACGTAGATTCTTTCATAGCTTTAAAAGGACAATACTTACCTTTAACACAATCTTATAGAATACCTGCGAAAGTACACGGTTTAGCTATGGGTATAATAAATAAAATTAGAAATAGAATAGATAAATCTTGGGAACCAAAAGTTAATCAAGGAAACTTACACAGGCATTTTGATATAGATAGCATTGATATGTCACGAGGAGATTGGCTAGTGTTAAGTAGAACAAGACACATGCTAACAGATATAGAAGAGTCTTTATACAGACAAGGATTGTATTATGAAAACAGATATAAAAGAAGTAGCGAAAAAGAATTACATCAAGCAGCTACGTCATGGGAGCATTTACGACAGGGACAACTGGTATCTTATAAAGAAATAGAAAACATAGTTAAATTTATAGGACCAAAACATTGGCATGCTAAAAAGATAAAAGGTATGGCTAAAGGATCTTTTTATGGCATAGATCAACTTGTAAAAGATTATGGTCTTCAAGTTAAAACAGTTTGGTATGAAGCATTTGACAATGCAGGTCAAACTAAGGTAAACTATCTTAGGAAGATGAGAAAGAATGGTGAAAAACTAAATGAGAAACCTAGAATTGAACTATCTACAATACATGCAGCTAAAGGTGGTGAAGCAACTAACGTTGTTTTGTTAACAGATCTTACAGAAAATACTATGCGAAGTTATGAAAAAAATCCTGATGATGAAAATAGATTATTTTATGTAGGAGCAACACGAACAAAAGAAAACTTACACATAATAGAACCAAAAAAATATGAAAAAGGATACATACTATGACCAATAAAGATATGTTTAAAGGAACAACATACGATTCTTTAGAAGAACAAATAGGCGGCAAACATTATCGGAATATGAAAATACAACCTGCAGAATTTATAAATGAAAACAAACTTTTATTTGCAGAGGGGAACGCAATTAAATATATTTGTAGACACCAGTCAAAAGGAAAAGCACAAGACATCAAGAAAGCAATACATTATTTACAAATGATACTTGAAAGGGACTACGATGCAGATACCTCTATTTAAACCACAGACAGAGTGGTTACCACCAGAAAATTTTCCAGACTTATCTAAGTATGATGAGATTGCAATTGACTTAGAAACTAAAGACCCAGAACTAATGAAGATGGGATCGGGATCTGTAATTGGTAAAGGTGATGTTGTTGGAATAGCTGTAGCTGTACCGGGTTGGTCTGGTTATTATCCTATTGCTCATGAAGGTGGTGGTAATATGAGTAGAGCAAAAGTTTTAAAATGGTTTCAAGGTGTGCTAGACACACCCGCTATAAAAATATTTCACAACGCTATGTATGATGTGTGTTGGATACAAGCGCTCGGTTTAAGTGTCAGCGGAAAAATTGTAGACACGATGATTGCATCGGCCCTTGTTGATGAAAATCAAATGCGCTATGACTTAAACAACTGTTCTAAAAGATACACTGGCAAAACTAAAAATGAAAGTGATTTATATCAAGCTGCAAAAGATTGGGGTGTTGACGCGAAGGCAGAAATGTATAAACTACCTGCCATTTATGTTGGCGCTTATGCAGAAAAAGATGCAGAGATAACTTTAGAGTTATGGCAAGAATTAAAGAAAGAAATTTTACACCAAGATATACAATCTATTTTTGATCTCGAGACGGAACTTTTTCCATGTCTGGTAGCGATGAGATTTCGTGGTGTTCGAGTGGACGTTCAAAAAGCTCATACAATGAAGCAAGAGTTAGCGCAACAAGAAGCCACGTTAATCCAAAAAGTAAAAAAAGAAACATCAATAGACACTCAAATATGGGCTGCACGATCCATCGCACAAGTGTTTGATAAACTGAAACTAGACTATGATAGAACTGAGAAAACATCGGCACCTTCCTTTACTAAAAATTTTTTACAGAATCACCCCCACCCAACAGTGAAACTAATTGCCCAGGCTCGTGAAATAAACAAAGCCCATACCACATTCATTGATACCATATTAAAACATTCACATAAAGGTAGAATTCATGCTGAAATAAACCAACTTAGATCCGATAATGGCGGAACGGTGACAGGAAGATTCAGCTATTCAAACCCAAATTTACAGCAAATACCAGCTAGAAACAAAGACCTTGGACCCCGGATTAGGGCCTTATTTGTGCCCGAGGAGGGCCATACATGGGGTTGTTTTGACTATTCTCAGCAAGAACCTAGGTTGGTAGTGCATTATGCAGCTTTACAGAATCTCTATGGAGTGGACGATGTATTGGATGCGTATCGTGAGGGCGATGCGGATTTTCACACGATCGTTGCTGATATGGCAGAGATACCTAGATCACAGGCCAAGACTATAAATCTTGGTCTGTTCTATGGTATGGGTAAAAATAAACTACAAGCAGAGCTTGGTGTATCTAAAGATAAAGCTGAAGGTTTGTTTAGACAATATCATAACCGAGTACCATTTGTTAAACAACTAATGGACAACGTCATGCAACGTGCTCAAGAGTCTGGTAAAATTAGAACTCTACTTGGAAGACTTTGTAGGTTTCATTTATGGGAACCAAATCAATTCGGTATACATAAAGCATTGCCTCATGATGCAGCGCTCATGGAACACGGACCAGGGATCAAACGTGCTTACACTTACAAAGCATTAAACAAATTGATACAAGGATCAGCAGCTGACATGACAAAAAAAGCAATGATAGAATTACACAAAGAAGGAATCATACCGCATATACAAGTACATGATGAACTTGATATATCTGTTGAGAGTCCTGAACATGCAGAAAAAATAAAAGACATTATGGAATCTGCTGTTGACTTAGAAGTACCTAACAAGGTAGACTATGAATCTGGTCCTAATTGGGGCCAAATAAAATGATAAATTATGGCTTTCTTAAATGCAAACATTCCTGTACAATACGCGCAAATAAAAAAGGAGTATTTATATGACCTTACCAGACATGTGGGAGAAGTTGAAGACTGTATTATCTTCGGTATTACAAGTCTTACGGGGCGTGCTATCTTATTCCATGCAATTATGGAAAACGGGGCTGTCTTTTATCGTCTCCCGATTAGCGCCTTCATACAGCGAGGTTTTAAACCAGAAGAAGTTCCTAAACGTAGACTTGATGAGTTGGAGCTTTGGAATAGTTTTAGTTATTATCCTGCTGTTACTACTTGGGATATTCTAACAGCTTCATCCGGAAAATTTATAGGCAAAGATAAAAAGTGGCATCACGGTAAATATTTATTTACCGTTGACTGGGGACATCCAGATGCTAATATATTAAACTCTGATCATTCAGAGATACCGCACGAACATAAGTGCGCTCACATAATTGCATTGAACGATGGCAATTATGCAGCACAGCCAAACAACAGATGTATATGGGATCTACCTTCTTTTACTGTAAAAGATAGTATTCCTGATTGGAAGGTACAGACCAGCGAGTGGAACGTTGAGGATACCGGACAATGGAAAACAGAAGATACTGATAAGTTCTTCTACGAAATTGAGGAAAAGAAAAAATGAATTTAGTTGATTTACTTAAAAAAAATATTGTAATGGTGCCTATTGTGGCATCACTGGTAGTTGGAACGTTTACAGGGGTTAGATATATTGTCAACCTTACAGACACTATTGATTCTAATGAACAAAGACTTACAAATATAGAAAGAGATTTAACTCAATTAACAAAAAATATTAATGATATAAATACAAGATTATCTTCTGCAGAAGCAACATGGCAGATGGCAGAAAATTTATACAGACAATTAGCAGATCAAGTTAGAGAACATGATTATGATATTAAGGATTTAAATAGGTAATGAACCATGGAGATAGCCAGGATGAACTATTACTTTACAGGTGTATTAATTATACTAATGACTCTACTAGCTTTTTGTGTAAAACCTGCAAACGCACGTAATGAGTATCTCAATGACGGTACTAATACTTGCAGTACTGGCTCTTTTGACATATCGGTCGAACAAAGAGATTCGGAAAATAGGTATAGACACAATAATCCTGATAATAATTATAATAGTCCTAGTGATGATCAATCGATAAGATTTACTTGGAGAAAGTATTTAGGTTCTGCCTGCACAAAAGAATTTAGAAAAGTTCAAACAGAAAATGCACAGTTAAA